GTTCTCCATCAGCAAGTTGTTGTGCTCTTACTTTACCTACTTGCGTTGCACACTTATTATTTACTTTATCATTTAGTTCAATACCTCTTTTGGCATTGTTACGAATCTCTTGTCCGTAATCACTATACGATTCTAATTGAACTTTTTTTTTTAACAAAACTGATATTTTACTTAATATCACTTCTGCTTGTTCTTCGGTTAAATCTTCAATTGATAATTCTAATACATCAGTTGAGAATAATTGTTTAGGATTTACATTTGATACTTTATGTTCTAATAGGGCTTCTACTGAAAATCCTTTTAACTTACCATCTTTAATATCTTGCCAAACTGAATCGTTCTCTACTTTATATACACCAAACCAAGTTCCTTTTGGTAATTTGAATCCATACTGATTGGATTTATCACGATTAGTTTCATCTATAATCCAACTTTCCGTTAAATAAACACCATCTACCTTTTTATTACCATGTTCTACTGTCACTTCACCATTAAACTTATTCTTCATAAACTTACGAGCAATAGTTTCAATAGTTTCAGGAGAGAAATAGATTGCATAAGGTAATCCATCTTCACTAACACGCAAGATTTTCTTGTTTGGAAGCAGAAGAGGTCCGGCAACTAATCGTTTTTCATCACTTACTGATTGTAAGACGATTTCTTGTTTATTCATATATACGAACCCTCTTTCGATTGCAGGAGATGATACTGCTGATACTGCAAATACACCATCTTCTTCACCATCAACTAATAATTCGTATAATTCTAATTCATTCAAATCCATAATATCAATTTTTAATAAATATCTAATTTTGTTTTATTATCCAGCACTGAATGTTCCAGCAACTGATGTGCGTCTATCCAATGCCTGTTGTGAACTAATCTCACCACTAACTACATATGCTTTAAGAGGTTTACCACTTGCTTGCATTAAAGATGATGCAATTTGTGATGTTGCATTTACTCCCTGTCCACTTTGAGCAACTGGAACAGGTGCACTTGGAGTAGCAAATGATATAGGAGTTCCACCTCCACCAACTGCTCCACCTCCACCACCACTAATACCTGCCGAAGCACCTGCTTGGTTTATTTGTTGAATACCTTGAACACTAGCAGCAATAACTGATGCAATGGATAATGCTCCACCGATTCTTGCAGGAATAAATGCAGGGTTAGGAATACCAGGAGGTAAGATTGCAGGAACTGTATTCATTTGTGTAATGATTTTAGCAACTGCTGCTCCTTTTTCAATTAACAATCCTGCGATTGCCAATGCTTTGTTCTTTCCTGCAATTTGACCTAATAACTGACCAAATTGTGCATACAAATCAATATACTCTAATTGAATTGCTAACTTAGCATCCTTTGCAGCCTTTTCAGTTGCAATTTCACCTTGTGTTATTTCTCTTCTTTTCTCAGCATACTTTTGTCTAATTTCAGTTCTTTCCTTTTCGGTTAGTTCAGTATTAGCTAATTCAGTTGCTTCTTGTTGTGCAAGTAAAGATTTTTGTTCTGCAAATCTTATTAAATCTTGTTCGAAATCATAATCATATTGTGCATTTTCTTCTGCCAATATATCAAACTTATCTTGTAGTTCCATTGCTAGTATTTCTCTAGCATCTGCAGCATTCTTTTTCTTTTGTTCTGTTTTGTAAGTATCATACGCAATCTCAGCATCAGTTAATGCCTTTGCATCTTCTGCGTATTTGATTCTTGTCTTAAATAAACTCTCCTGATACTCATTTTCAGTAATTAAACCCTGTGCTTTCTTCAAATCTAACGCACCTATCTCAGCATCAAATTGTTTTTTAGTTTCTGCTTTGGTGATTTCAGTTTGTTTTTCTTTAGCAGCAGTTAATGCAACTGTTCTATCAGTATCTAATTGAGTTAGTTGAGCCTGATAATCTTTATATTCTACTGAACCAACTTTGTATAATGATTGTTTATCTTTAAGGTCTTGTTCTTTTAATTGATAAGATTTTTCAATATAAGCTTTTTCAACATCTAATTTATCTTGTTCAGTTTTAGCAAGAGATAAATCAATAGCTTTTCTTTTTGCTAATTGAGCTTCATCTAATTTATCCTGAGCTTCTAATTCCTTTAATCTTTTTTGTAATGCTTCTTGTCTTAACTTTTCTTGTTCTTCAAAGTTCTTCTTTTGTGTTGCAGTAGTTTTCTTATATCCTTCTTCGAATCTTGCCTCTGCTGCTACAAAATTATCCTTAAAACTAGTTACTGATTGTTTTGCTGTATCCCATGCACCTGCGAAATCACCTTTGATTAATTTACCAACTGCTTCACCTAATTTACCTAATGATTGGAATACTGCTGTAACTGCTGAGTATGTTTTTTGAAATGCAATAGTAACATAGGGCATTATCTTTAATGCAAGTTCTGCAAGACCAGTCAATAATGGTTCTACTGCTGCAACTACACCACCTAATGTTTTTTCAAACGCAATGGTTACAGGTTCTAATTTCTTTAATGAACCTTCGGTTTTAGAGAATGCTGCAACTAATCCACCTATTAGAGATACGATTAAACCAATACCTGTTGCTTTTAACGCACCACCAAAGGATTGTGTTGCAACCTTTGCTTTATTTAATCCAGCACCTAACGCACCAATAGGACCTCCTGCAGATTCTAATGAATCAATCCAATCTGCAGAAGTATTCTTAGCACCCTTAATCTTATCTTCTAAATCATCAATACCATTTGCTAATTTCTTAAAATCAGCAGAACCTGCAGCAGTATCTTTTAAGAGTTTCTTTAACTCTTTAAGGTCTGCAATAGATTGTGCTGCATCTATCTTAGCATCAATATCAATTGTTACTTTTTCTGCCATGCCAAATGCGTTTAATTTTTTCCAAACCTTGTTTCCAAGTGTATGGTATTTCGTTCTTTCCCTTTGCTATATCTACTCTTTTACTTATTCCGTAAAACTTATCAATAGCTAATAGATTTATTAAATTACTAATCATCTTATCTTTAACGGCATTTATTTCATAAAGTATGGATAGTATCTCTTATACGAATCCACATCAAACTCATTTTCGTTCGTTTTAAGGAACTCAAAATAAGGTTTATATACATTATTCAACTCTTCCATAGAAATGGGAAATAAGGGGGAATGAGCGTGGTCTCCTGATGCATTCTTATGGTTCTCAAAGTTGTTAGGATTATTTATATCACCACTTTGTTTATGTCCTGCCATCTCTGCAGGGTCTCCCCAATTAAAACAATAGGATGGTAAATAAATTGGATAATGTTCATCTAATTGTTTTTCATCTCTTAATCTCGTATACCAACTTAATCCTTCATACCCAGTCAAATCATTACGGAAACCAATTTCTCTAATTCTATCCATCTTAACAATTACTGATGCTTCCATCGTATTCATTACTAAATGGATTGCTTCTCTATTTGCAAAGAAACTCTTCATAGGTTTCCATGCATCAGTTCCTAATTCTTCAATCTTTGTTACACCTTGTTCAACATACCAGGGTAGGTATATATCATCATCATCCATCAACATAAAGTAATCACCACTTGCGTGTGTTACTGCATCTCTACAAATATCACCTCTATTGGTATAATTTACATTTGTAATATAATCTATTCCGTTGTTTACAATTGTGATTCTTTCATCATAGTATCCTAATTCATATGGATATTCTTCATCGGTATTGAAAAGAATTAACTCTTTATTTGGATATGTCTGTGCGTTGAATTGTGCAATGATTCGTTTAATACACTCAAATCTACGAAATGTAGTGCATATTAAGCTTACTTTTTTCATTTATAGTTGTTCGTTTTTATTTAATCTTTCCCATGTCTTTGGCTCCCAACTATAAAGTGATAGATGTCTGCCATATGTTTGTTCAAAATCCCAATATTGATGATAATGAATACCATGTTCTGCAAGTGCTTGACTGACTGGTGATTGTGGTATTTCGTATGGTAATCCTAAATAGTTTTTAACTATTTCTCCAAACCAACTTGGCCCATACCAACTTGTGTATTCACTCACACCATCTAAACAATATTTTAACAAAGGAGAACCCTTTGTTCCACCTATTAAGTTATTAGGAATAGTAAAATCAGTATCGTTGTGGTAAAATAATACCGAATTGTGTTCAAAGATTGGGTCTAATCTTTTCTTAATATCAAAATCTATATCCAAATACAATCCACCAAACTTATATACCACCCATATTCTTAATAAATCAGCACAGAATACATAATTCTTCATAGAATAGAACTTATCATACCAATACTGAATGTTTTGTGGTAGTTCAGTTGCTTCTCTCCAAAGGATATATTCGTAATCTGGATGTAATTCCTTTAATTGTTGAGCTAATTCTTGTTCTCTATATGGGATTAGGAAATCTCCTACCCATATTTGATGTATAATTTTTTCCATTACTTAAACTTTATTAGTTGAGAACCTCTAAATGTAGGAATGTATTCGTTCCATTCAATGTGTTCTGCATATTCTTTTAAGAAGAAATCAGTTGAGTTTCTCACATCCATATGGTAATCATAATCATCTAAAATTACATATCCACATTTACCGATACATAATTTCAAATCATGCACTTTACAATCAAAATCATGACAACCATCAATTGATACTAAATCAAAGTATTGAGGTAGTTCAGTTTCTAATTGTGAATCTTTATGTAGGATTTCCCACTTTGCATTTCCCTTATAGTATTCAGTTATATTTTCATTTGCAATTTGATTGTTTCCATAAGTTTCTAAATCCCATCCTAATGCATATTCTAATTCAGTAGATGTTTGTATTGTAGGTAGGAAACTGAAACCAAATCTTACTCCAATCTCTAAAAAGGATTTAGGTTGTAATGCTTTACCCAATGCCCAATACCACTCAAAACAATTACCACTCCATACATAATCGTAGGAATCGTATTTAGTAAAGAAAGGTGATGGAATTACATCGTGAATTGATTCTGGTTTGTGTTTGTAGATTTCTTCTATTATATCTCTCATAGTAATACTGATTTTGTTGCGGTTGTTTTTATCCATTCCCAATACATTGCTGATGCAGTATTAGGTGTTATTTGTAAATCTTTGTTGTAAGGGTATTCGTTCATCCATTGGCCTTTGAAGAATAATCCACCATTCCCATCAGTTACACCTGCATTATGCATGATGTTATATTTTTCATAATCACCAATAGTAGATGTTCCCCAACTGAATTGTAAATTATCTGTTACGATTGTTTCGTGTCCTAATCTCCATCCACCCCAAAGTACTGCCCACATATCTGCACACCATATTTGTAATGGGTGATGTGATGGGTCATCTATAATCTTTTGATGATTTAATTGAGTAATTTGTGTGTAAAGTGCTTCACTATCTCTTTCAACTCTATCCCAATACCACCAATTAATACCTTTCATAATGTATTGAGCTCCAATAGAGTTTAGTTCATTTGATTTAACTAAATCTTTATTTATTCCTGTAATCTCACACATCTTATCTAATACATCTTCACCTTTACTGATGATGTAATCATGTCCAATATACCATCTTGTATCACTACCATACCATTTTTCATCACCAATCATTTCATCAGTAATCCATTCAGTTATGGGTTTTGTAAAAATAATATCACAATCGTGATAGAAGATAGTTTCTCTTTCTAAATGAGTGTATTTTTGGAAATGTTGTTTGAGAATATTTGGACGAATTGATGAGATATACCCTTTGGTTTTACGAGTATCATCATAAAAGAAGAATCTTGCTGGATAGTTGTTTGCTAATTTACTCCAATCTTCTGGAATACTACCATCTTCTTTCCAACATACAATATCCATATGGTTGGGATTTATTCCCATTTCCATAAAATTGTTAATCATCACCTCAACCTGCCACGCGTAGTATTTGGTGGCAGGTTGTGCACATACGAATCTTAATTGTGTCATATAACGGGTTTCTATTTAGTATAAATATCAACTAAATGATTTTTCGGTTATACACAAGCACTATCACATAATGCATATAAATCTAATGAAATTGTAGTTCCTATATCACCAGGTTGAACTGTATATACTGCTGATGATATAAATGTTACACTCTCATCACAACTTGCATCTACAATTATACCAGTAGAATACGCATTAGCAAAATTAGTTCCACCACTACAACCAGTTACATTCAAATCATAATAGATTTCATCACCTGCAACTAATCCTGTCCATGTACCACTCGTTGTAGAACTAGCACTTATTACATTAGAACCATTAACATAAATATCCATAGTTCCATTTGCTGCAGTTTCAGTAAAACTCCAATCTAATGTAGCAGTAGCACCAGCAGTTGTAGTTGTAGTTGTAGTTGGAGCAGCAGTGGTTGTAGTTGTAGTTGTTGCTTGACACTCAAAACAACTATTGTAAATTACAGTTTCTAAAATGTTTGTATAATCATAAGGACCTGTTGATGTAGCATCTACTGACCAACACTGACCTCCACCTAAAGGTGTAGAGTTAGACTTAAATACATCACCTATCACTACGACTGATGCTGGGTTCATAGATACGTCATAAACAATACCACCATCAGCACAATTACTAATTTGGAAACCATTAGGTGCCGTAGTAGTTGTAGTTGTACTTGTAGTCGATGTAGTCGTAGTAGTTGGAGCAGCAGTGGTTGTAGTTGTAGTTGTTGCTTGGCAATCAAAACAACTATTGTAAATTACTGTCTCTAAAACATTTGTATAATCAAATGGTCCATAAGAAATTGCATCTACTGACCAACATTGTCCTCCACCTAAAGGTGTTGAATTAGACTTAAATACATCATTTAATACTACTACCGAAGCTTCATTCATTAAAACATTATATACAATACCACCATCAGCACAATTAGAGATTTGAAAACCTACTGGTGCAGCAGTTGTTGTTGTAGTAGATGTTGTTGTAGGAGCAGCAGTTGTTGTAGTTGTAGTTGTAGTTGGATTACATTCTTCACAATTACTAAATACTGAACCGAATGCTAAATTAGAATAATCAATTGTTCCAACTGGATTTACCTCTAATACCTCCCAACATGTAGTACCATTAAATCCAGCTCCACTATTACCTGAAATCTTATATGCTTGACCAATACCAGAAGGTGTATCACCACTAGCAAGAGTTACGATATAAGGTCCTAATCCACCACCACAAGGTTCAACTAAATAAGTTGTAGGTGCAGCAGTTGTAGTTGTAGTTGTACTAGTAGATGTAGTAGAAGTAGTCGTAGTCGTTGGAGGTGTACAACCTGTGCATGAATCACTAGAAGTACATTGCGTACCACACGCTTCAATAGTTACACCAGCATCACCTGTTGGAGTTGTTCCACCATACACACATAAGTAATCAGTTGAACCGCCAGGAACACCAATAATTACAGGTTCGTTGATTGTATTGTAGTATTCAACATTTAATGAACCTTCTGTTGTATTTACAATCTTCCAGCAGTAAGATGGTCCTAATGTAGTAGTTGTAGATGTTGTTGTTGTAGTCGATGTAGTAATACCTTGACAATCGAAACAATTAGTATATAATCTATTGATTGTTAAATAAATAAACGGACTACCTACATATACAGTTGTTAAAGTAGCACAAGTAGATGTATCACTACCCCAATTGACAACATTACCTGATGATAAAGATGATGTTGCTTTTAAGATAATAGGAACTTGTGCACCATTACTACAATATGATGCAGACCAATATTCAACTATTGGTGCAACAGTTGTAGTTGTTGTACTCGTTGTTGGAGCTATAGTTGTAGTTGTTGTACTCGTTGTTGGAGCTATAGTTGTAGTTGTTGTAGTTGAAGTTGTTGTTGTAGTTCCAGCACCAATATATTCAACATATTCATTTAATCCACAAACATCACTTAAATTAACTAACTTAATACAAGTAGTTGTATCAGGTATTGTTACATTTGCTGTTGAACCAACGAAAGGCAGAGATACATCATTACCATCTACTGATTGAGTATATGATATACAATCTAATGAGTAATAGACATCAAATAAAGGTCCTGCGTTAGAACCTAAACTTGTAAGGGTAATTGTTTTTAATATATCTGCCATAAAGTTTCTTTAATTATGCGGTACAATATAATGCACATGAAGTAAACGAAGTCATTCCATAAGTATCCACACTCCAACCAGTACTAGATGTTGATGAAAGTATTTCAAAACATTCTTCATTACCAGGATAGCCATAGAAATTACCAACTACCAATGGTGTAGAACTAATTGCAATTGAAGTAGAACCAATCGTACAACCAGGACAAGTATATCTTCTAACGAAATAATAGTAATTATCAGGTGCTGCTGTTGTCGTTGTGGTAGTCGATGTAGTGGTAGTAGTTGGACTACTAGTAGTAGTCGTTGTTGTTGGTGCACAACTTCCAGTTGATATTGCACCATTATTTTGTCCAACTAATCCCCAATAAATTACTGAACCAGATAATGCATTAACTGTTCTACTTTCTACTACATCAAAATATAAATCACAATCAAATGAACAACTATCTGCATTGTAATACGAAATCCAACTCTTATCAAAACCATTTATCAATTCAATTGATTGATTTTTACTATAATCCCAGCTACCAGTATTTAATCCATTTGGTGGAGCAACTGGTGTATTAGGATTGAATAAATAAACATCACCTGTTACTACTGGAAGTGTTCTAGATACAAAGTATTGTTCAGTATTATCACTAATAGGTGGTGTAAATGATAATGTCTCACCGGTGAAACAACAAGTGTAAGTTACATTACCGATTGTTGAACCTGTATTGTATGCCCAATATCCATAACATGATAAAGGAGAAGCTGTTGTTGTTGTTGTAGTCGATGTAGATGTTGTTGTTGTAGTCGATGTAGTTACATAGTTTGTAGAACTGAATGTAAAATTACAATCATATTCAACACCAAAAGTATCAGCAATAACTGGTCCTAATAATTGTAAATTACATTTACCGGTCTTCAAATCATAATCGTTAATTGCACGTAAATGGAAAAGATTTCCTCTCCATTCAACAATATCATTTAACTCCATCTTATAGTAATCTGCAAGAGGTATTATACCCTTACAATTAATTAGACGAGTTTTAGGGTCATATAATAAGTTGATGTAAGTTTGCCAATAATCAGTATATAGAGATGATGATGGTATAGCACCATATACAGCATTCTCATTTTGAAATAATAAAGATTTAGAACCTATTGATGGGAAACTACCTGTTACAACATTATAGTGGTCAACATATGGAAATGAAGATAATTCTACTTGTGTTACTGATGTAGAGCCTGATGTAGGTTTATACTCCATCCAATAAGGTTCACAATCTATCTTTCCATTATAGAAATAAAGACGTGGATATACCTTTGCAGGATTGTAGTTTATATCACTAATAAGGGTCGGTATGTATATAGGTATATTACTCATAAATTATGAACATGAGGTTAAATAAGTTATAGGACCAATACCATTTACTGAGCCTGTTATCGCACAATCGATTGTGTAATCATCATAAATATTAACATATTCTGTTTGAGGTGTTCCTGCACAATCTACCCATTCTAAGTACCCACTAGCAATTGCAGGACCAAATCTATATCTAGCACAAGTATTTAGTGGAGGTATAATATTACCTACACTACCACTTAAACCAGTTCCAGGCATTTTAACTAATGGTGAAACTGAAAAATTAGTTTCTACCTTAAACTCACCTTGTGAGAAAAAGTTTTGAGTATCAGTATAGTATGTTTTACCAAACTCTCTTGTGTTTTCTTTTTGGAATTGTTGTGCAATGTAATCATTACCTAACTTATCACCAAATTGTAATTGATTTACAGCAAGGTTATTTGCTGGTATTACTTCAATCGTATCATCTAAATTGATATATTTGTTGAAATCTTTTGTTTCACCTCTACTATACCAACTATTAAAATCTTCTATAATAAATTGTCTACTCTTAGTTTTATCAGGATAAATTACCAAATTAAACTTCTTTTGTAAACCTTGTATAAAATCTACTAACTTAATACCATTCTCACCATACGGCATATTTGCTTGTATGTTCATCAATCTCCAATCACCGGCTTGTTTTACTTTCTTAACATGCAAGAATGATTTTGGAGAATTACCTGGGTCTATAACAACTCTTAATCCACCCGATGGTGTAAATTGGTTAGTATATCCTAACTTAAAGTAATATTCACCAGGAGGTATTACTGCAGTAGTAAATGGTTGTATGACTTGGTCAGTTCTACTAACACCACCACCTGCAGAGATTGCTTGTGTTCCTACTTGTGTGTAGAAATTGTTTATGACTGGTAGTGTAGATAATGATGCAGTTGCATTGGTTGTTGTATCAATAACATAAAGATACATTTGAGGAACATTACCATTAGATGAAGATACATTAAGATTTAATTGTATATCACCTGTTAGTTTAGTATATGTTTCTACTCTATATGAACTACCATCACCCAAAAAGTTTTGTGGGTCTTCTAATTTGTTATACCACGGAAGATAAGTTGTATCACCTGCAGCAGACATTGTAATATCTGTCCAACCAGTTGTGTTTGCAATCGCTCCCCATTTAGCAACACCATAGGTTTCTAAATTAGCATCACTAAACTCTGGATATTTTAAGGAGTTATTACAAACCATATAAACATCTCTTAACCAACTTTGGTTCATAAAAGATGATGAGTAAGTATATCCTGCAAATTCAAAGATTTTATCTAATACTGCTTTAACTCTAATTGCTGGTTTCCAATCTTGTAAAGTAATCGCACCTTCACTATCATCTAAACCATAGAAATCATCGTTGGTAGTATAACTCCAACCAGTTCCATAATCTGCAAGAGGATACATTATATCCCCATTAAAAAGATTACCACCCCAACTTGCACTAATATTAGTATAATTGAATGCGTGGTTGTAATCACTTAACGTTGTTAAATCAGTTAAATAGTATTTGTTTAGGTCTCTAGCAAAGGAAGATAAACCTCCATAGATAGAAACCTCATATGAATCAATGTATTTATTTGCTTTTACATTAACTTTGTTGAGTTGTAAGTATCCTTGCGATAAATAAATCCCATCAAAATCAAAATAAGCGGGCACCTTTACGTTCGTTGAGAACAGGTAAGGTGTTTGTATGGAAATATCATAAACGTGTTGAAAAAAGGAGTTATTTACCTTTGTGCCTGGTATGTTTATTTGACGTGTAAAATCACTTGGTAAAACACCAATATCAAATAACCCAGTCACATTATCACTTATCGTTATGGTTTCATCTTGGAAAGTATCTAATTGTTCCCAACCATTACTACCTGATGCCATTAAACGAAACGAAAATCCTTTACTACTATTTACTCCCATTACTTACATTTATTTATATGTCCTACAAATCGATTTCCTCGACCAGTTCTATTACAATTAGGACAAGTATATTCTTTTTGTGATTGTAATTTACCAGCTGTTTTACCACCAACTTTTCCACCCTCACTACATACTGATTTTAATTGTCCAGTTTCTACTGCAATTCTACCAGATGTTTTACCACCTCTACTTCTATGCTCATTCGTCCACGAACAAGTTCTATTCTCAGCTGCTATCTTAATCATATGAGAATATTTTTCACTTGCTTTCCACGAATATCCATTTTCTATATTTAGTTTTTCTTCTAATATATCTGCTTCCTCTATTGTTTCAACTATAATAGTTTCACACACATCAGTTAATTTTAAGTTTTGGTCTTTTAATCTTTTAACTAATTTTTGTGAGGTTGCTCCCCATTTTTTTCCTTTAATATGGTATAGTGTAATCATAGTTTTTTATTACAAAGATACGAAATCTTTTTTACATTTCCAAATTAGATTATCAATTTATACTGCTGACCATATGAGAAATCAAATCCGTATTGAATTACTTTATCAACTACACCAGTTTTCCATGTTATAGAGTTTGTGTTTATTGTTATTGGTTTTAACAAATCATTCGCTTCATCATACTGCCAGTAAATCTCATCACTTACTAACATCTGTTTGAATATCTCGTTGTAAGATTCTGGTACCCAAAATGTATTTACTGAAATAGATTGTTGTGCATCTACCAAATAGTTGATGTTAGAACTATCATATGAGTTATATGACAATCCTCTACTTTCCCAACTACCTAATTGTGGTTGATAAACCGAACGATTTACGGAGAATGATTGACGATTAACCATATTAAAGTTAAACCAATCCCATTGTCCGTATCTATTCTTCCATTTGATTCTTATATTTGGATACTTTTGATTACAAGTAATTTCATATCTTATAGGTTCTCCTAATGGAGTTGAACCATTATATGCTTGTGTTGTGTACCATATTACTGATGAATCTAAACCAATACTATCAGGTCCAATTGGGTATTGTTGAACTTGTTCGTTTGAGTTTGTGCTACCACTTAACGCAACTTCACCAGTTGCACCTAAATCAGTTGTATAAACTATCTTTGTTGGAGTTGTTGTTCCAGATGTTCCAACCCATACTCCTGCATAACCTGTATTGAAATCAAATGCAGATTGTGTTGCAGGTCCATCAGTCATCAAAGGCCAATGTGGAGTTTTGTTATATATCGGTTGTGAAATTGATTCTGGAAAAAGAGAATAACCATCTATGTATTTGTAAGTTCCACTACGAGTTCTACTACCTGTCACATACGTTGTTCCACTAATCCATTCATCATATCCCTCAATTGCAAAATAACCCACATTAGATGGGTTCTGTTGTAATAACTCCGTAAGAGTAGAGTTTAGTATCCTTGATAAATCAAATATACCTACACCACTATTATTAGGGTATTTAGTCATAGTGTATTCAGGTATTGAACCCGAACCAGTAATACTACCAGTCCAATAATACAAATCCAAAGCATATTGATAGCCTGAATTTGTCTTAACTGACGATGTTTCCTCTAATGTAAAAGGAATTGGTGATTGACTCAAATTAACTATCGAGCCTGATTGTATGATTGATACTGACATTTTCTAATTAAATCTTTTATATTTAACTCAACTTTTTGGAAAAAGTATGGATGCCCTATCCTTTACGAAAATCCTCCATTATTTCTTGTCCAACAATTGATGCTAAAATAGGTCCTAATTCTTTAATCTTTCTTTTAATCGCAGCCTCTTTCATTGCTTTAGAAACAAAGTTTATACTACGAGGAACGTTTTTAGTTTTACCACTCTTTACTGTTCTACTGACAGTAGGGTCATTCCACCACTTACCATATTCTGCACCCGGAGGAGAAACATCAATACTTAATTTTAAGTTAAACTTACCAGTCTTAATTAGTGTGTTTGGTAATTTTTTAGCACCAAGTATTCTTTGTGGAGTATTCCATCTATAAAGTGCATCTTTTAACTTACCAGTTTTACGAGGAGCAAGTGCAACAACTGATGTTCGAAGAGATTGTGCAACATCTTCCAATGCTTTTATTGCTTTTGCTTTACTTACCATTATGGATATAATTCAAATAGACAACGAGGTCTATCGTTATGTGCTGTTAAAGTAAATGTAGAAACCCATCCTGCAAGACCATTGTTAAATCTATCTGCAAAGGGTTCATTTACGATTAAATCATTTATTTCAAATGCATCTACACTCTTTTGAGTATATGCAGTTAAATCGTTTATTGTTGCAAGAGTATTTGCGTGTATATCAACCACATCATCCACTCCATAGAACGGAACGTTCTGCTCATTTGTAGTAGGGTTACTCTCATCGTTCTTATTCTTTATTTTATCAGCAATGATTAACTGAATAGTCCATTCAGTAGTAGATTCACCAAAGTTACTACCTAATATACTGATATTACCCAAAGGATATTGTGGAAACTCTCTTGTATCCAAATCTTCTATCGTTCCTTGTGTGACATGACCAATAGAGGGATGGTTACTCATAATAGTATTGAAATATTCCAATACATTATAGTATAAAGTATAGTTAGTTCCAGAATTATGAATTATAGCTGCCATAAATTATATTTGTATGCCCGGAAAATATTGATTTGTTTGGTCTGGATATATTTGTGTTTGGTTTCCAACTGATTCCAAATATTGTGGTATTTGGTTACTATATGCAATCAAATAGTTTTGTAATCTTAATGCATACCAATCTGCATTTGCTTGAGCTTGTGCTTTTAGGTAATCAATTTCACTCTTTGATGGGGCAACACCTTGCTCAGATTGTTGTTTAACTGCACCATTAGATTTGAATTGAATACCACTAAAAGGAATATACTCAACACATGCATACCATATTAGAGTTGTTTTAATGTGTTCATTCAACAAATCTCTATAATAAATGGATAAATCATCTACTGTCCCAGCAATGATTCTTGCTTGTAAATAATCAAATAGGACAGTTCCTAAAAGATTCTTTAAGTATTTGTCCTGTGCAGTTCTCATAAAGGGTAATAGAGCATCTGCATCTATCGCTCCTTGTAATGGTGAGTTTTTGATTATATCGTTTCTATTGATAAATAATGCGTATGACATGGTTATTAGTCTTTATATGTTTCGTAATTTTGTTTGAAGAAAGCTGAACTCATTCCATATTCATATCTTTCTAATACTTCTTCGGTTTCGTTTGTTGCATCTTCACCATCATCAGTAGTTGCAGGAGTTTCTAATGCTTTGTTAGTTTCATCTTCTACCTGAGCAATTGTTTTATCAGTTTCTTCTGCTTGTTGAGAAAGAATTGCTAGTGGAGTAGATTGTTCAAAGTATAATTCCATATTATCCCACCCACCTTCTGTCAATGCATAATTTAATTGATTTAAGATTAGATTTTGGAATGGTTGGATTGTCATAGTTTGAAGAATACTAAAGGCCGTTTTCATCTCCTCACTTTGAGAAGAGAAACCATTATTAGCAGTTCTAATACCGAATAATAAAGGTGATGTAATTCTATGTGCAACAAGGATTCTATCTTGTGCGTATTCTGCAACGTATTTGTATCTATCATGTAGATTATCTTGTTGGATTACATCAATTGTAGGTTTAGTTTCTGGACTATCGTTGAAAGTAAGAATAAACTTACCTGCATTGTTAGTGCCTGTAAACTTTGAATATAATAAATCCTCTGTTGTTTGTCTTTCTTCCGGTGCAGGAACTCCATTATTCATATTCAACATAATAGTTGGTAAGAAACCAGTCTCTATGTTGTTAATGTGAAGGTTAGATAGTTCTGCCTCAATAAATGAGAATTGTAATGCTGAAACCCAATCAGGTAAGGAATAATAATATAAGTTTGGAGAATAGTTCTTTATATAAAGTATCTCTAACTTCTCTCTTGATGTTCCAAATGCTGGAATCTTCTTTTTATCTCTAATCTTTCTTTGGTCACTCCAATCAGTGCAGTAATAATAATTCTCAATCTTTGGATTATCATAAAGTTTCTCAGCACGAAGAGTTTGAACTGGAACATGATACAACTTAACTATCTTTGTGTGTTCATCATTCCACCATACTTGATATGCACCATTACCAAACAATTTCAAATCAAATGAAACACGTTTAGTCTCCTCCTGTGGGATTAACTTTTGTATTGTGGTATTCTTTGTTTCATCCTTTGAATAAATCCCTTTACCGAAGATTAAATCGGCTATACCTTCAACACAAGCAGCATTAGTTGTAGATGTATTATGTGCTACTGATACTGCATTAAAGAAATCATCGTGTCCATGAACACCAAAAGGCACCCAACTATAACGAGTTTTAGTATCTTCCATTATGTTTGGGATTTGGTTTGATTGCATACTCACAACCGAAAATTGTTGTTTTACTTTTTCCATTAGTCTAGAATTATATATTCGTTAGTTGATTCATGAGAAATACTACCTGAAAGTGGTATTTGGTTAGTGTATTCATCCTTAACAAACTCTTGTTGTCCAAATACATTTATAGTTCCGTGCCAAATAGGAGTAGAACTACCACTATTAAGTAGTGTTACTCTATATTCTTCACCAATAACCGCGTTCCCAATACTTGCAGTGAACTCCAAAATACTTTCATACCCATCATAGGTTACTCCAGATAGGGATGCAGTAGTATTAGTTAAACGAGTCATGTCTTGTAGGGACATTGTGAACTCTCCACTTGCAGTAGGATAAGTTCTAATGGTGTAGTTGTTACTACCAGATATGAAATAGGTTAGCATTATCTCTGTATTACGTTGTATTATCTTATATTTAACGGCGTTTCTACTATAAGTATCAAATACCTCAAAAATAAAAAAGACTCCCCTAATGGAGAGTCTTCTCTAATAATTTATATATACTGAATTACGAGTTAGTTCCGTAAACAATAGTTGGTGCTACTGATAATCCTGCGAAAGGATTAGTTGTAGTTGAGCCAGATAAGAATGCTGCTGGTAATTTCTCTTGTCCTGTGAAGGTTAAAGAATATCCATACAAATCACCCATTGCTCCACCAGTTTGAATTGTTCCTGCTGTAAGGTCTGCACCTTCATGTTCACCAACTAATAATGCATCTCCATTTTGTGTCCATACGATGATTTGTGGTCTACCATATGCTAACACTTTTAATTGAGTTGTCATTTCGTTTGTTAATTTCTTTAATCCAACAACTAATTCCTGATTGAAGAATGTAGTTCCGTTGTCTCTAGAAGTATTAACTGTTTCAGTATATGTTGTTGTATTACCTTTCAATTCGTAGTAATACGCAGTGCTACCACTTAATGAAGTGATTTCACCGGTTCCGTTCTTTGTAAAAGAGCCTGTTGAGAAGTTCATGAAGTAAACTCCCTGAATACCACCTACTGAATCTTTACAAACCTCGTTTCTACCTGCTGATATGTTACATGCCATATACTTGTTCCTTTTAAGTTAATTTTAATTATTTTTTTAAGGGGTGAGGAGATTATCCCCACCCTTTAATTAGTTTGGTTACTTATATTAGTATGCTCCGTAATATACGATGTCTTGGCCAATACCGAACTGAATACCAGCTGTGTATCTCATCACGATACGATAGTTTTGGCTACCGTCGATGTTTGCCATATCCAATACTCTAACCTCGTTATGGTCACTTAATAAACCTGTACCGAAGTGAAGATTTGATTTTTGTGCTGCAACGATTGTGTTAGAACTCATACCTGGACACATTACGATGTCAATACCATTGAAGTTGTATGGTTTCTCACCAACTGTCAATTGATTGTTGTATCCGTTTGCACCTACTGCTCCACCACCTAATGCTGTTTGGTAAGATTTTGCAACGTTTGTAGAAACGTATAACAATAAATCTTCTTTACCATAAACTGTATCAGGGATAGTATCAACTACGTTATTCAATACTGAAATTACGTTTGTTGAAGTTACTGAACCAGAGATGATTGTAGAACCAGATTTAGCTGCAACTACTGCTGTTGCTCCACCTGCTGCGATTGAAGCAGATAATGCTGATTCAAATCCTAAGAATGAACCATTTGATGCAGTTCCTTGCCAGATTGCTGTTTCAGTTGCTTGAGCAACTTGTCCTGCTACGTAAGAGATTAAGAAATCGTTGAAGTTAGCTGGGATTGTATCAAATGCTGAATAACCCAATTGTAAAGCTTCCCACGAATCAACAAACTCTTGCTTACATAATTGTAAGTTCACTTGTAATTCTTTTGGCTCTAAAATACGCTCTGATAATGCAACACTACCAGATGTTACGAAATCGCAAGAAGCATCTTGAACGATTCCAGATACATCAACCTTTTGTAAAACTTGCTTGAACTTTACGTTAGGGTGAATTGTCACCAACTTATTATCTAAAGTCTTTGCAGATAATAATGCAGCTGCAATGTATTGACCTGCGAACTCACCTGCGTAGGTAGAGGTAATAGTTGGTTCTGTGAATTTTTGAATTTTTTTCATATTCATTTTCTTTTTTTTTAATAAAATTATTTATATAATTTTGCCAATACACTTTCTTGTGCTGACATTACTTTCTTTCCAAAGTTTGCTTTTGTAGATGACATCTTAACAGCTGATTCGATTGGAGCACCATCTAATTTTGGTAATTCTTCTTCCATTTCTTCTTCAATATCTGCTTCTTTATCTACTACTTCCTCATCAACTTTTTCCATTGATTGGATTTTCTTTTCCATCTCTTCGATTCTATATTGTAATTTTTCTACAATTTCACCTAAAGAGATTTCGATTTCTGGTCCTTCTTTTTCAATTTCCGCAGGAACACCATCACCTGTTTGAGGTAAATTACCATCAACATAATCAGTTTGTTCTTCCATTTGAATATCTTCAACTGGTTTAGCACCATCTGCTTGTGGTAGAGGTTCTGCTTCAATTGTTTCAGCATCAGCTAATTCAACATTTTCTCTTTCGGTAATTTTACCATCCTTAGAGATTACTTTGATTAGAACTTCGTTTCCTTCTGTATCTCTTAATGATAATTCATGTTCTCCATCTGGTGCTGGAGTTTTAGTTCCATCTTCACCAATAACGAACAAATCTTCACCAACATCAAAAGTTGCAGATTCAACTACTGTTCCATCTTTCAATTTAGCGTAAGTTAATTCTACTTCTTGAGAAGATAAAAACTCAGCTATTCTACTTAATACTTTCTTTGCGTTCATACTAATTGTTTATTTATATATTTAACGGCGGATTTTCACATAGTAGTAAAAATCCACCTAAAATTGATTATTTTATACTCTTGTCCAACCTAATACTTCTAATTTAGCAGCAACAAATGCTGGTACTTCTCGTATTTCTTGTCCGTTTGTTAATTTTACTAATTCCATATTATTTGTTTTTTGATTATATTACTAATGTCCATGCTCCGTTGTAGAAGTATAAGTTCGAACCACTCACTGCCAAATCACCAACTGTTCCGGCTGGTAATGGATTTTGTGCTTTTAAGTTCATTACTTTAGATATTCCTACACTACCAGTTATTTCAGTTGTATCAGTTGCAACCTTAAATGTAGTTGTTGTATTACCATTATCTTTAAGAGTAACTAAATTACTATCATACGCAGAACCTGATGGGTATATTTCCCAAGTGATTTGTGATGGTTCGTGTCTTACTGATGAACCATATGCATAATCACCTGTGTATAACTCTTGTACCCAACCTTCAACTGTACCTTCGTATCTTTGCCAACCTAATGTAGAGTTAGCAATTGTATATCCGTATTTATCACTCCAACTATTAACTTTTAGATTATCTATCTGTGCGTTATTAGATGGTTGGTCGAATGTAGCCTTTAATGGACCTGTAATAGTTGCACTACCACTTGCAGTTAAACTACCAGTTAC